TTCGCTGTAACTCAAAGAATTCCTCCTCTGAAGCGAAACCCTCCTTTTGCCACTCTTCCATTTTGCTCACCCCCTTTCATTTGGGCTTGTTTGCCTTGCGGCAACGCAAGCTTAGTACACCAAATACCAAATTTCCAAAGTACTAGACGGCCGGGGCTTATCTGTGTCGGTTGAGCAAGTCAAGCACTAATTGTGTAGCGCCACCACTAGCAGCAAACTCCCCACCTTCTGTCGCAGCGTTCACTACCTTGCGTTTTTTCTCAATAAGTGCATAAATCTCTTGGTCTATCGTGTTGTCAGTAAGCATATAAGTAGCCGTGACGCTTCCTTTTTGACCAATTCTATGTAGGCGACTAAATGTTTGGTCTAAGTCGGATGGTGTCCACGGTAATTCCACGAACAAAATGTCCTGTGCTGAAGTGAGCGTGTGCCCTGTCTTGGCTGCCTGAATAGACAACACAATGACTGGCGCAGTCTCTACGGGTTCATCTTGGAACCTTGCCTTCTGTGCTTCTACCTCCTCAACCGACATTCCGCCCTGAATACGCAAGTTGCCGAACTTTCTTGCCAATTCGTCAACAATGTCTCTGTGGTGAGCGGCGACTACCACCTTCTTGCCGTCGTCAATGCGTGACTGAACCCACTCCTCAACCATCGGCATCTTTGCTTTCGCTGACAGTCTCCTCAAAACAGACAACCTAACGAGATGTTCGTTACTTTCTGCTTTTATTCTCGCCACAACGGCCGCCGAGTACGGGCTCTCACCGAGTTCTATCGCTATCTCTTTGGCTCTGTCGGTTATGTACTTTATGATGTCTTGTTCTGCCTTGCGGTATTCCTTGAGCCCCGCCTCAGTACCCTCAACAACGAGTTGGCTGTGTATTACCGGTGGCAGTTCGGATAGCACCTGTGATTTGGTGCGTCTGATGTAGCAAGTTCCACGAAGCCGGTCGTTGAGTTCATCCAAGTGTGAATGCCCATTGATGTTCCACTGCCCGAACCGGTCTTGGAAGGCAGAGCAGTACCTTCTATAGAAACCCCACAGCCCACCGAACTCTTTGAGTTTTCCGATTATGTCTAATTGGCTGGCGTACTCTGCCGGTCTGTTCGTTACGGGTGTCCCGGTAAGGCATAAAACTATTCCATGTTTTGGTGCGCTCTTTGCCATCTTGATAGCCGACTTAGTACGCTGCGCCGTTGGGCTCTTTGCGTAATGTGATTCGTCGAATATGTAAGAATTGTGCGCAAGCAGTTGCTTTTCCCAGTGAGGGATGTTTGAGTAGCCGACAACCAGCACATCGTACGTCCGGGGCTCAGGTATCTCTCGCCGGTTGGTTACAACAGCAACCCGTCTGTGGGGTAGCCATCTATTCCACTCCGACTTCCAGTTGAGGACAAGAGATGGTGGGCAGACAACGACTGCTGGGTACACCTCGCTGTCCTTTGACGAATACTCCAGTGTCGCAATCGCCTGTATTGTCTTTCCAAGCCCCATCTCGTCTGCGATAAAACTTCTACGGGCTTTAGACGCATACTCCACGCCTGCTCTCTGATAGGGCAGCAGCGTTCCTTGTAGCAAGGGCACTTCTATGTCAGCGTCTGTCGAGCGTGATGCTTCTTTAAGTTCGTCTAACTTCTTGCCTATTGACGCAGAAACACCGTGAACTTCCGGCGATACAAGCACGTCAAATGAGTTAGCCCACGCAATCGCCTCACTGGATGAGGTAAGTGGCGCTCTCCACGCCATCTCCTTGTTATCCCAAGTAATTCCGGGAATTTGCTTCACCGCCTTGAGTACAACCTTGTCGTATGGGAATTGGATGTATGTCCAATCGCCCTTTACATATACACCCTTTCGTGATGCTCTCTTTGGCGCAGTGAACCTAAGCACTTCGTCTGTTATCTGAAACTCGTGCTTCATAGCGAATGCTCGCACCTCGTTAATCGAGGCCACGGGTGCCTTCCACAGTTTGTCCACCTTGTCCCACGCAGCCCCGGCTATAGCTTTAACCTCAGCCACCTGCGCTGGGTCGTACGGAAAGTCAAGGGCTAGTAGGTCGTGGTCAAGATAAAGTCTCACTGGCTCATCATACTTGCTAGGCTGGGCGCTATGGAAATAGATGCATCTTTAGAACAAGCAATGAAGTCGGTAATGAACTCCGTTGATGAAATAAATAAGAAACTTGACGCAGTTCAGGTGATACTCAACAACCTTGACGCTCGGGTTGCTGTCACAAACAATACTGCTGGCAAGACACTTGGCGAGACCAATCAGCCACTCGGTTCAATGAGGCTTGGCTAGAACAAACTGTCTTGGTTGAAATCACCGCTCAGGTTGCAAAAGTTGTGCCTGTACCGGAAAGCCTCAGATTCAACCGCATGAACCGTCTTTCCTCCACCCTTTAGCCAAACAGTAGCCAAGCGAAGAGAGTTGTTGGCGTTTGGGTCTATTGAGAAACCGCATACAACGCACTCAAAAAGTGGTGGAAGGCTCATACCACTATCTTAGCGGGGCTTGCTATCAAACGCAAGGTGTATCCTTGGTGTATGGATACTGACGATAAAAAGAAAAAGAAAGAGGAAGAAAAGCCTGCACGGGTTGTTCAGAAACCACGCCGCTCTTCTTGCTGTCCTACTCGCTAGACCAAAGTTGTTCTACGAACTCGTGAACTTTCGGCGGGCAATTGTCTCTATAGAACGGGTCAAGTAGAGAGCCGTTTAGTTTCTCCGCAATGCGAGGCTTGACATCCCACAGGTGATTCATATACATCTGCCCATAGCGCAAATCTCCACCCTCTACTAGTTGTCGCTCATAGTAGATAGAAACCATCGCTAGAAACTCGTTATAAGTGCTCATTGCGTTTCAGAATACCGCTGTTTCTGCTCAGGTGTTGCGGCAAGTCTTTCATAAAACCTGCGTTGTATCTTTCTATCTCCGTCTCTCCGCCCCAAACGCCAAAAATCTCGTTGTTGCTACGGGCGTAATCACGGCACAAAATAATTTGCGGACAATTAGAGCAAACTTTCTTTGCTTTTTCTTCACGGCGGACTCGTGACTGCGGTCTCTCCGCATTCTTGCCGTAGAACAAATACTGTTTCCCGCTACAGGGGATATCGCCTGTCGGTGGTGCGCTAACTCTTACTGCTAATGCTGTCATTTTACCTCAATAGTAGATTAGTGAATAAACGGCATCACGATAATTGGTGTCTGCTCGCCAATCCAAGCACCTACGACATTGTAGTCCACATACTCAACGGCTTCCTCAAAACTCATACCATCTCGCTCGGTACAAACCTTAATTAGTCCGTCATAGGAATAGACGGCAAGTAGTGGCTCGTTGATACGGCGTGACCAACCGATAAAGGCTTCGTCAAAGCCATCCATAAGCAAAGTGCTTTCGTCCATCTCCTCAAGTGCTTGCTGAATATCGGCACGGGTGGCGCTTTTAGCCCCGCTCTACCAGCCTCGCTGTTCCCCTATCTCTTTCCAATGGTCATATTCTTTGCCTACGAATACATCGTTAAATTGCTTGTTAGGTGTGTCGCTCATTTCTTCATCATACGGAAGAAATCTTCCATTGCCTCGTTATCGCCACATTGAGAACAAATCTCTGTTTTGTTGTCTTTCCTAGAGATGGCACCTGGATATAAACCTGGTGTGTGTCCGTTAGGAATAAAGCCACTACAGGTAGGGCAGATGATGTTCTTGCTCATTGCCCTTCGCTTTCGCAATCGTGGCCGTAGTAAAACTCGCCTGCCTGCTCTTCGTCCATCAGGTCAAAAACTCGCTCACACTCTACGCACTTTGCTTTAGTAGATACTTTCATTTCTTTCCCCTTTTCTCGTGGATAAGACAAGCATACAAGACCAAATACCAAATTTCCAAATCGGGAATTACCTCGAAATAGCCCCGCACGGGTATCGTTGACATTTGATATTGGACTGGTTATGCTTGAATCACCTACCGAAAGGGCAGACAATGAACGAACATACCTACAGAACAGCAAAGACCATACTCATCACCATCGCAATAACACTTGCGTCAGTATTCGCATTCGGGTACTTGAACAAACAGAACAGAGATGACGCCGAGTTCTTTTGTAACGGCGCATCGGTAACAGTGAAGGACGGCGATACTCTTTATTGGATAGCCCGAACAAATTGCGAAGGCAACACTATGGAAGTAGTGAACAGACTTGTGAGGTTGTACGGAACTGACCTCGCTATCGGCGACATTATCTATCTTCCTACGCACAACACTTGCGAATTGCGCATTACTGACGGTGGCGAAGTAATGGAAGAGTGCGCATAACACACCCCGGGGCTTATGGGCGATTTGGAAATCTGCTAACGCCTGCACTAAGATAGAACCAACAACAAGTCTCACGAAAGGGGACACAAAATGAAGAATTACTTTGACAGTGGAATTGAATGGGAAATGGCAGATGAAGCCCGTAGCGCAGGCGAGATATCCGAACTGGATATCGTAGAGCCCGACTACGAGGACGAGGACGAGGACGAGGACGAAGAAGAAGATATGGACGAAATCTACAATGACGCCGTGTTCGGGTAAGCAATGAACGCGCAAGAGAAACTATTCGTGGACTTCTGGAGTGTTGTCATAGACCAACTCGGTGGCTCGCCGTCATACGAGGACTTGACTGAACTTACCCACGAAACCCAGGTAGAATTGTTTGGCTTCTGTTCCTGCGAGGACAACGAGGAAAACGACAACCCATACGAGGACTGCCCACAATGAACGAAAAAGACGTAATTACCCTTCTTGACAAGGCACTAGTAAGCATCTCTAGCCGTGAACTTGTCGCGTCAAGCGAAATGCAAGACTTGCTTCTTGACATTCGGCTTCACTTGATGACGAAAGAAAGTGCTTCGGTCGCGCCCAGGGCGGGGCTTAGCTGAAATCTGGAAATTTGGTATCTGATGTTGTACCATTGGCCTATCCAACTGAAAGGGGATAGTAATGGAAACAACAAGGGTGAAAATAAGCGACCTAGAAGTCGGCGACCAGATACTGGTTGGCTATATCACCAACACGGTGACGGGCGAGACTGAGGCCCACCTGTTCGGAAAGAACACCACGGCCCGTGAGAGGCAAGCGTGGGGATACGCAACTGGAACAATTTCCAAGATTGCAGCAGAGAATAAGAAGTGGAGCAACTCAGGGAAGTTCCTCGTGCTTACTATTGACGGCGTCCCCGGTATCCACTCATTCACCAAGTGGACGAAGGCCTCGGTAGTCATCTACTAGAAAAATACCGGAGAGTGTTTGCAGCCAAACGCTACCCGGTATTTCTTGTTGCAAGCCCCGGCATAAATTTTTTACAAAGAGGTGTACCGGGGCTATATAAAAAAATTCTGATTTTGGAAATTTGGTATTTCGTGTAGTAAGATTTCATTTGTAAACGAGTTCCACGAAAGGGGACGCAATGGAAACCAAAGAGAAAACAAAGCCAGTAGTCGGAAACGGCGCACACGTAAGCAACGGAGTGGACACCCACTCAGTAACGATTGTTTTCGTCAGTGAAAACGGCAAGAAAATTATCGTTCAGCGCGATGATGTCAAGCCAGCCGAAGGGGCGAAGCCTTACAGCAACAAATGGGAAATTACACCAAACCCAAACAACCCAACCGCTTGCTTTACACTCCGCAAAAACGGAAGGTGGGTTCAGATTGGTGATTCGTTGGATAGTTGGGCTGTGCTTCAC